CGCACTCGTTGGAGCACATTTTCGCACAGGGCGGTCATGTTGGCAATCTCTTCTTCACCGGGCGTATTGTCCATATCGAGGCGTAAGGCTGTATCGCTCTTGGTCATTTCCGCTAGGCTGAAGTTGGCTGTTAGTTGCATTTCCTGTTTCCTTTAACAAGACCTGAATACAGGTTACATCGTAGGCCCGTACACCCGGGTCTTCTTGCATCTTTTGCGTTGCGCGGCGATTAGCCGTTTCACACTCATACAAATACCGCTCGACAAAAGAATAGTGAAAAGTGCAGTCACCGTTCACCATACATACGAAGGCGACCGGTATCCACAACATTATTTGGCTACCCCGGTTTTCTTCTCATAGGTACGCAGACCGCCCAAGCCCAGCATGCCCAGCAGCACGGGCATCATCTGGCTCATATCAAACTCAGGAAGAGGTGGAAGAGATACTCCGGCAAGAGCTGTCCCGAAAAGAAGAATGGGCTGAAGAATAAAGTGATAAGCAAAAGCAAAACCACAAACCCAGCCAATGAAAGGTCGCCATCCGCCTTTAAAAACAGAGCTTGAAGCAGCTTCTGCCTTGTTGACTTCAATCTGAGCCATTGCAAGCGCTTGCGCGTGACGCTCAGACATGGTTGCGATTTCGTGTGCAAGCGCATTTTTTTGATCCTTGTCCTCGATGAACTTGTCTAGTAACCCAGTTACAGGGCCAATAAGTGCTTGTAACATATATTATTTCTTCGTCGCTTGGTAAGCAGCAGCCCCAAAGAAGCTGGCCAAAATTAAGCTAGTGCTAGGAAAGTAGATGGTTGCCATAGACCCCAAAATGTCTGTAGCTTTGTCTAAACCAAGAACACTAGCGCCGATAACAAACAAAGGGTAGCCAAGCATGCCTGCCAGCACCCACCACACCATCTTACGTTGCTGATCCCGTTGAGCATCGGCGTCTTCAATTTCTAAACGCTTTCTCTTCAGCTCCAGTTGAAACTCGTCAGGTGTCAATACACCATCACCGTTAATGTCAGCCTTTTTAAATTCGTCTGTCATCAGCGTCCTCCGTTTATCTTCCACTCAAGGGCGGTAGAGATCATAAGCCAGATAACCCAGCCAGCGAGAGCAAAAACGATAGCCACAAAGATGTAGCCAATTACATCACGGCGGCGCTGCGCTTGGAATATACGTTCGCGTTCGCGTTTGAGCTTGATCTGGCGTTGCATGTGCATCAGGTCTTCAAACGCCTGCGGTCCGTAGGCCAGCTTGACCATACTCATTAACTCTAGGTGCTGCTTACGGATGGCTTCTCGGCGCTGGAGCTGCTCCATTGCCTCTTGCTCAACAGACTTACCGCCACCAATACGCTTGAAGATGCTGGGTTTTTTGTTGTCGAGTTCGGCAAGCTCACTTGCCTTACCCATCCACGCACCGATTTGTCCCAGTACGTCTTCAACTTCCCGACCAGCTTCTACAAGTTTCTTAACGGTGTTAAAAGCAGCCGTAGCTGCCATAAAGATGCTGATTGGGTCCACCAAACAACCCCCTTTACTCTAAACGGTTTGTCAGGCTGGTCTCGTCAAAAACGGAGAAGCCACGGCGTGCCGCAAAGACCTCAGGGTCTTTTTCCCACTTCTCTGCACAAGCCTCAAGCCAGCGCACCGTCATCTCGTGTGTGGGGGCGCTGCCCTCGGAAATCATTTGGTTTTCCATGTTGAGGTAAGCAAACACTTCAGCCTGCGCCTGAGCCGCGTTGATGCCAAGGTCAAACAAATAGATCAGGTTGCCCTCATCAATCATGCCATTGCGTGAGCGTGCGGCATTTAGCGCCTGCTTCATACAGGTCATGATGTGGTAGCGGGCTTCTTCTTTTTCGTAGTCTTCCTCAGTGATCTGGTCTTTGCCGACCTTCTCCAGCAATTGTGCGTGCTGGTTGACCATAAAATTCATTTTACGCAAAGCACCGTTAACATGGTTCTGAGTGCCCTCAATGTGGCTGTTTAGTTCCAGAATCTCAATCTCAAGCAGTTCACGGTCAAGGTCATCCGTGCATGACTCTAGCTCACGCTCTTTTTTCTTGAGTTCGTTTTGCTTCTTACGCAACTTAATATAGGCTTCTTGTAAAGCAGAGCGGGTATGATCGATCTCAGCTAAGGTATGCTTGATGGAGCGAATCGGTGTTATGGCCGTCACATCCAAAGTAACCTGCATAAACTGGCTGTGTGACTTATGGAAGTTACTGGTATCACGCACGACGGCGGGCATCCGGTCTTGGATGTTCTTCAACATCAAGTTGTACTCTGGTTTTTTAACCTCCAGAGCCGTGTTTATGTTACCTATAATCAGATATTTAGATTCCATTTTTATGCTTTTGAGAAATTGTACGAAAACACAGTTCGGGAACTTAAATCAACGATAAAAAATAATCCTCCATCTGATCTAAAATAAAGTCCGAATGGATTACCCGTTAAACTTGAATTCCATGTATATGTGAGCTGGGACGTCACGTATGATGCCGTCGTCAGATCCCAAGCGGTGGACAAGTCATACTGATATATCTTGTCGTTAGTGCCGCCAAGGATGTACATTTTTGTGCCATCTGTTTCAAATGCAAGTCCGAATGGGTTTGTATCTTGACCTGATACTGATACATATTGCACATAAGACGCAGTGCTGATGTCCCAAGGAGTAGACAAGTTGTAGCGGTATACGTTATCGTTTGTAACACCGACTATAAACATTTTTGTACCGTCTGGGCTAAAGTCAAGACCATACGGGTTTGGTTCTTGAGAACCGACGTAAAACTGCTGTACGTAAGATGCGGTACTAATGTCCCAAGCTGTGCTTAAACTGTATTGAGTTACATTATCGGCGAGTGTGCCGATGACATACATACTGGTTCCGTCAGAACTGAAAGAAAGGTCTCTCGGAGTTGTTTCATACGTTGCTACTGAAAAACTTTGTACATAACTAGCAGTACTTACATTCCAAGCCGTGGATAAGTCGTACTCGTACACATTATCGTTTGTTAACCCAACGACATACAACTTAGTTCCGTCTGGTTTAAAAAACAAACCCGTAGGTGAAGCGTCTTGGGAGACAACATTTAATGTCGGCGATAGCGGGTACTGTACAAAAGCAGTGCCTCTGTAGCGGAAAAACTTTAACCCGTCCGAACTTACCGCTAAAGCGCCTACTGGACCGGAACTTGCATCACTAGGGTTAAAAAGACCATCTAAAGCTAAAGTGCTAACATCCCAAGCAAGAGACAAACTAAGCTGGTGTATGCGGTAATTGGTTAAACCTGTTAAATATAATTTAGTTCCATCTGGACTAAATATAGTGGATTGAGCAAGTGTTTCACTCGGTGACGTAAGGGTAGTCGTTGTTTTAGATTGACCAAAAGTTGCGGTATCAATATCCCAAGCTGTGCTTAGGTTGTACTCATATACTACCCCCGTGTTAGAGACAAACATTTTTGTCCCGTCTGTTTTAAAATTAACAGAATTCGGGTTTGATACTTGAGGCTGAACGGTTCGAAAGACAACAACTACTGCCGTTGTAATATCCCAAGCCGTAGACAAGTTGTATTCATAAATACCTACATTATTGGTAGTATTACTTATGATGTACATCTTGGTGCCGTCGGGCTTAAAGGATAGGCCGTTAAGCGCGTTTGTTTCGTTAAGAACAGAAAAAGACGCAACCTGCGATAAAGTAGTAACGTCCCAAGCCTTAGATAACGTGTATTTCCTAACAGTATCATCTGCGTTATAGGACAAGAAAAGAGTAAGACCGTCTTCAGTAAAGAAGCTGCCTGAAGGGGTATCAGTTAAGTTCGACCCAAACGCATACGGTGTAGCCCCTGTCGTTACATCAAACGCATTAGCCGCCGGGGTATAAAACTGCATGTAGTCAAGATCCCAAGCATTTTTAATGTAGCCAGCAGTGGGCCACAAATTTTGGGCACGCCAATAAGCAACGCGGTCAAGCGTCCACACACCGGGAGCAGTATCATCCAGATTCGGGCCTGTTGGTACTACGGGGTTGTCGCTGATTACACCACCGGGCCATTGCTTGATACTCATATTTGGACACCCCCGTTGGTGTTAGATAATCCGGCAGCGCCACTACCATGTATAACTGCTGTATCACCAAAATCAGCGGCGTTGCCGGTAGAGGCAATTGTTATGTAATCAATGGTATTAACTGCTGGGGAGCCGCGCATAAAAATTCCCCTAGTAGTATTTGAACACCCCGCTCCTCTAGCTGCTGCTGATGTGAGATCCCCAAAATCTGTGGCATTACCCGTCGTAGCAATTGTTATGTAATCAATTATGTTTGATTCTACAGAGACTCTACCACCAGCAAAAATTCCTCTGGTAGATGTAGAACATGACGACATGTTTTCTCTACCGTTTGTTAAATTCCCAAAGTTTGTAGAATTCCCAGTAGATGCAATCGTGATGTATTGAATACTTTGAATGCCTGATCCTGTGAAGTCGCTACCAGCAACAACGCCTCTTGTCGGACTTGAACATCCAGCCAAATCTTGTGCCGCCACTACTAAAACCCCAAAGTCTATTGCGTTACCAGTGGTTGCAATTGTTACGTATTGGGTTGTACTGGTCGGCCCCGGTGCGCCGCCGCAAACAACACCTCTGGTTTGATTAGAAAAACCACCAGAAAAATCTCTAGCGGCTGTCAGATCACCAAAATCACTCGAATTACCGGCGCTCGCAATGGTGACGTATTCTATTGTATTTGCGTTAGTGCCGTTCCATTCACCCCCAGCAAATAAACCTCTTGTTGACGACGCAAGACCACAGGCGTATTCAATCCTAGCCGAGGTGTCACCAAAGTCTGTTCCATTGCCTAAAGTCGAAATGTTAACTGACTCAATTACAGTCCAGCTAGCCGAATTTGAGCCCCCGGCAAAAAGCCCTGTTGGAACACCGGGGGTTGCGCTGCCGCTTGTCCCAGCAAGGCCGTACCCAGTCGAATTAGTGGCCTGAACTGCGAACGTATAAGACGTCCCATTGGTTAAGCCGTTAACGGTCAATGGGGAAGAAGCACCAGTGGCACTAAATCCCCCGGGGCTAGATGTAACACGATAACCTGTGATGCCAGACGGAACGCCAGTAAATGTAGGCGCTGTGAACGATACGGTGGCTACCGTATCACCTGCTATTACGATGATACCAGTAGGCGCTCCGGGGCCTTGAGGCCAATTTTGTCCAGCAGTGGCCTGCATCTGAGCAGGGAGGGTCCATACACCTGAATAGCTTGGCATCAGCCGCTCCTTTTATGGTTGCTCGGGCCAAATGACTGTCCAAGGGAACCCGTCTTGTGTAGGCACATCGCGCAGTGCTTGACGGTAGTCAGCCCAAGATACTGACCCAACAGGGGCATCGGGCAATTGAGTCCAGTCAGTTTCTGCTAACTTTGCATCACGCTCTCTGCGTACGTTTGTGGCTTGCTCAGCATCCCTAAGGGCTTTGTATTCGGCTTCAGCCGTAGCACTCGTAAACACAGGGCCGAGGATGTACTTGGTGTACCACTTACCGTCAATTTCTTGGACGCCATCGCGTTGGCTGTACTGATAAACCGTGCCGCCGGTAGCCTGTGGACCCTCGTAAACAATATCCGAGCCGTAGGTGTCCAACGTAGCTTCGTCAAGGCGACCAAAGTTTTTGCCGGTCGTTTCCTTCATGTATGCCTTCCACTCGGACTCATACATGACTGCGCCGGTGCTTCGTACTCTAATTTCCATGATGTTTTCCTTATGCAATCGCTAAAAAGAGATAAGTGGAGCCTGAGGCGTTGGTTTGAACGGCGGTAACTTGAAATCCAGTTGAGGCTGTGTCAACCCAGTTTTGTCCAGTAGTTTGACCCGATGTGGAGTTCAATGTCAAGAAGGGGTCGTCGCCAGAACTAATACCTCGTGCGCTATCCCAGACGTACCAGCCGGTTCCAGTAGAAGTTAGATTTTTAATTAGAATAAAACGAGCACCTGACGAGAAGCCACAATCAATAGTCCGAGGATTGACGCCTGTACCTGTGTAAGTACCAACTTTACTTACACCGGGTACGGTTGCAAATAAATAAGCGATAAATCTATTACCTGAGGAGTTAACAGAGCCGTCAGTCCCAACCCAGAAAGTTGTTGTGGTATTGTTTGTCTCATTCAGTCTGTTTGTTATGGCGCTTGAGAACACATCAGTACTATTTAATACAATAAATCCCACGCCTAACCCGTTTGCTGTAGTAATCCAGCTTTCACTAAGAGTCCTAGCCTTTACGATCAGTAGGTCAGGCTTTACTCCCAAACTATGGATTACGTTTTGGTTAGAACCCGTACCCGTGTACGCCACCACATCAAAGAAGCCGGGGGCACGGCGGAACATGTGAGCATAAAAATTTGATATTGTGCCTGTATAGTCGTAAAACCCATTTTGATAATCTGTTTTATGATCTGTATTTGCGGCCTCTGCGACAGTTGAACTTGTTTGTAACTGAGTCTGACCTAAAAGTCTTGTTGTTGTTCTTGTGTTTGCAGCAGAACCTGACACCACATTTTGGTATTCAATTGCAAAATCTACAGGAAAACCAGATATTAAACCGGGAGGCGCTGTAGCAGCGTTTGTCATATTATCAATAGCAAAAACCTCAGTCCCTGACTCTGGAGTCTTCATTGGGCGGCGGATGGCTATGTAGATGTAGGTGTCATTTAGTTGATTTATGTCTGAGCCGAAAGAGTCTTTAACAGCAAAACCGCTGGCTGTAAAATCAATTAGATCGTAGCTATTGCTTGCAAAAGAAGACTCAGAGGACGGACTATTCGGCGCAAGTTGTGTGTCTATTCCATTAGTAACAACACCACGCATATTGTCATAAAGAAGCCAGTCGCCACTTGAGTTTCTTTTTGTGATAAGTACAAATTGAGGCTCCCAGCCTAGATTTATTACTTTACTTCCATTGGTAGTGCTGTCACCTGTATACCCACCACAACTGATAACATTTTGTAGCCCGTCACTTCCAAAACCCCCTGCATCGTGTGCAAAGACGTATGCAACGTATGTACCACCAGAGGCATTTACGTTTGATGAGATTCCAACTGAAAAAACAGAATCAGTAGGTGCTGTATTGTTCCAAAAATTAGAAGATAAGATTTCTCCGCTAGGGTTTGAATTTAAATATAAAGCATACCCAGCAGATGTTAGGCTTCGGTGATAAACCACCCAATTCCCTGTAGTGTCTGTGCGTTTAACAATAATACATCCCGGCACAGAACCAAGGTTGTGTGCAACAGTACGACCAGCAACCCCATTCCCCGTATACGTCACAACGTCAAAGAACTTTGGAGCCTTGCGCCATGTCCATGAGACGTAGGTTTCGTTGCCATTCCAAAGGTTTGCGCCGCTACCTAAAGTAAACCCGTCTGCATTAAATGCAGAAACGCCCGTTCCAGAGCCAGAAGATGCTTGAGCATTAGTCAGGTTTGAAATTAAGTAGTTGGTTGCGCCTCTTTCCGTGTCCCAGAGGTTGTTGTTGTAACCAACGCTTCGGCATTTAACCCAAACCATGCCACCTTCACCAGCTAGGTCAATATCGTTGGTGATCGTCTGCGTAGAGCCATTACCCGTATAAAGGTAGGTACTGAAGACATCTTCCACATAGGGGAATAACTGGGGGATAAACCCAGCGCTTTCTGCGCTGTACGGGCTAGGCCCGTAGCTGTTATTCGCCCACACCTTTGTGGTGTACTCAACCCCGTTCGTCAACCCCGTAACCGCAATAGGAGGCGTAACACTTGTTACAATAATATTGCCGGGATTTACTACTGCGTAGTATTCCGATACAGCCGAGCCGCCAACATTGCTGGGAGGGGTGAAGTCTACAGACGCGGAGGTGTTGCCCGCAGTCGGAGTAACCGCCGTAGGTGCGTCAGCAACCTCAAGAGGGTCGTAGTTAGGGCGGATAAACCCTGATGGGGATCGTAAGCTCATCGCTTATTCCTATTAGCTGTTGATTTCTTCCCACGAGCAATTCACCACAAGATCACTTGCAGTGCCAGCGGTAGCGCCAATAGACTGGTTTTCTTTCAGGTAGAAGCTCGTCGTCTTATCGGTCACAATCAACGTAGCGTCAGCGGGCACAGAGACCGTCGACACAATTGGGTACGCCGTACCGCCCAGTGCTGCCGCGCTGTAGACGCTGACAGTAATATCAGCCGCCGCCGTACCATCGACGTTGGCTACAGTGATCGAATTGATCTTGTAAACCTTGCCGCTAGACGCTGCGTTTTCGACCAAGCTGGTGGCATTGGTAGTGGTTAGAGCCGTTTGCGACGAATTGCCGTAAATTGCTGTAACGCTGACAATATTTGGATTAGCCATGTTTCTTCCTTCAGATAGCGAATATTAAATCAAAAGCAATTGCTTTACCAGCGGTAATGGAAGATCCACCCCCGCCCCCGCCCCCACCGGACACACTGGACACACTTATGAAGTCCGATCCGTCCCATGCAACGAGAACTCTTTCGCCAGCGGCAACTGTTACCCCCGTTGTTGGGCCTGCGCCCCGAATCACAATCGACTGAGTGCTGCCTGTGGCGTTTATGACCACATAAGCTTTAGATTGTGCAGGGGCGGTGATATACCTAGTAGCTGTGCCAGACGCAGTCCACAGAATTATGGCGTTTCTTGCCTGATTACTAGACCCGGTGGTAGTGGTTAATGTTACATCCGCATCGGAGCTTAGAGTTGTCGTGCCAGCTACAGCCGAATCCAACAACCCGGTAATCGAGTCGTTTACTGTAGTACCCCAAGTACCGGACAAATCTCCCGTCGTAGGGAGCGCTAGGCCCAGCAGTGGAGTGAAATTTGTTACAGCCATTTGTGCTCCTTATAGACCGAACAATATGTTCATTGCGCTTACGTAGGCTTTGGGAGCCGCACTGTTGTCAACCCATGATGGCGCAGAGGTGCCATTAGACTGGAAGATTTGACCCGAAGTACCCGCAGCCACAAAGCTAGTTGCCCCAGACCCGGTGTTGTAAGGCACTTGACCAGCCCCGCCACCAGCAATATTTGTGGCACTACCGGCGTTACCCGCAATATCCCCAGACACAGCCGCACCACTGATTGCAATGGCGGTGTTAGTGACAGAAGTGACCTGCCCCTGCGCGTTGGTTGTCAGAACCGGAACAGAACTAGCCGATCCGTAAGTCCCCGCCGTACCGGTATTGGTAATACTAAACTCAGTACCTGTTAGGGTTAACCCTGTACCAGCAGAGTAAATTTGAGCAGAAGAAATCTGAACAAACGTAATGTCTGTAGTGCCAAAAGTAATCGTGCCTTCCGTGTTGCAGACGTACAGTTCGCCCGCCCCGGTGTCGCCCTCGGTGACATAAAAAGCATCGCCCTGACCCAGTGAATCCGGGCTAGAGGGAGCATAGGTATCAGCATCAGTAGCGCGTGTTAAGACCCAGTTTGTAGAGCCGGAACCCACGTCAGTAACCGTATAAACGCCGTTTTGGGTGGCGTCGGTTTGGGTATAAATCAATACCCTGTCGCTAGTTGACAGCGTTATCCCGTCGATAACCAATGCGGCTTGCGTGCCTGCATTCGTCAGTGTTGCCCCAACACCGGCAGTACCGTTGTTATAGGTTACTGTTAAAGCAGTCGGTGACTCAACCCGAACCGGGTCATGGTAGTGCAGGCCAGCAGCGGCAATGGTGTCTACATAAGTTTTGTTGGCTAAGTCGTTTGCAGACGTTGGTGCCGTAGCCACCGTGCCAGCCGTGATATTTGCCGTTGTTACACCCAGCGTAGCAACATCCAGCGCCGTAACCGCAGACCCTGCGGCGTCCAAATACACAGCGCGTTCGGCTGGGTATGTAAC